GAACATATTGAACAGGTCAGAGAAGAAGCACGCCTCAATCATCTGTCGGTCGTCGGCGATGCTGGCGAGCATGTCGCCAAGTTGTGGGCTGACTGCATAAGCCGGTCTTACCAGCTTGTTGGCATCCACCTCATCGACATAGGTCACACCGCCGGGAGCAAGGTTGATCAGCTTGTTTTTGAGCCCTGTCGGGGCAACCATTGGCGGGTTAACCAGCTTGTCGATCGCGTTAGCCTTGCGGATTTGCTCAAGCTGCAGCGCTTTACCTGTGCCGAGCGCCATCATTCCAGGGCAATTGCTGCCGTAAACATCCTCACCGTTGATCTCCCAGCGTGGGGAAAGAATTGGTGACTCATCAAATCCTGACTCACTGAGCATCTTGTCACCATCGCCTGCCAGCTCGAAGTACGCAGATTTGAAGCGCTTATTGCGAGCATTCAGCTTGCCGCTGTCGCGATTTATGTTCGGTTCTGTCAGATGGACGATATCGAACCACGACTCATAGTTCGCATTATCCCAGGCGCCGCGAACCGCATTGCTGACGTTGTCCAGGCCAAACTGCATAACAATCTGTCGGGCAGTCATGGAGAAAACACGATATGTGGTATCAACAGACAGGCGGTTAGAGTTCGACAGGTAGTAACTGCCAATCGGCAATGGGTGGGTACGGATCACATCTTCGTCATCCTCGAGCACGGCCATTGCGGCAGTACCGAAAACTCCCAGGTGGCGATATATAATCGGCAGCGACTGATAGACGTTTGACCGGTTCATGACGTCATTCATGCGCGTCATAACGACATCAAG